ATTTGGCACCGATGATCCCGCATAATCCCAATAGGAGCCAATATGGCCCATGTTTTTGAACTTGAAATTGGTGCCGTCATTGACGACATCAAACGCCTCGCCGGGCTTGCAGGCAATAGCCTGCCCACCGGCCACCGTTGTTTGCAGAGTAACAACATACAGGCTGGAATTTCCGCAAAGATTCTGAATGATATAGGGGCCAGTCAAAACTGACGATGATGGGCTAACCGTTGCGAATGTAATCGCTACATTGCCAGCCAGATTCCCGCCTGGGGCGGCAGAAGAAGAAAACACAAGTTGGCAGCTTTGGACCTGCGCCGCCGTCAGCGTTACGGGAGTATTGTTAAGCTGAATGGTCGTTATCTGACCCAGGGCCGCATCGACGACGCCCCAGTTGGAGTTCTCGGGCACATCCCAGGTGCCGACATAGCTGCTGTTGGCGACCTGATAGAGTCCCTTGGCGGTTGTATAAGCGACCATGATTCAGCCCTATCTGTACCAAGCGATGTAGCCAGCCGCCCCGGAACTGGTCGTGACCGCGATAAACCCAGCGGCCTGCGATGAAGTAAAGGTAATCGTGGAGTTCGCCGTGGTTATCGCCGAAGATACTACAGTACCTTGTTGTAGAAAGGTATTCTGAAGTCTCGTGTTCAGTTCCTGAACGGCAATAACTCCGTTCTGGAGAGCAGAAAGAATATCCCCGCCCCAAGCCATCAACGTCTCCCAGCCAGTGCGTATCTGTAGCGGACCCTACCGAGTCTCCAGAACGACTGGCTATTGCTTTGAATCGATATTGACATAAGGCGGCCACGAAGTCTTGGGGTGATGTATTCCGTGGCGCTTGTCACTGTATAGGGGCCATACTGGCGCGGGGTATCTCCGGGGTAATCCGCACTATAGAACGTCACATTGACCGATGCATCCTTGGCCCCATCGAACAGACCCCAGATGAAGTCAGGAAGAACATAATCGACAACCGCCAAGTCGTTGCCCTCGGTAATGGAGAACCAGCCGGTCTGGAATGAGGTCGAGCTTACTCCGGACTGAACGGTTCCCATTTCATGCTGGAAGATAGTACCAGAAGTATCGGCCCCGATTGGATTTCCCAGGATCGACACATCCACCCAGGCGGTCCTTGGCATTCTCCCATAATCCCACGAGCCGGTATTGATGTTCAGTTTGACGTAGGAATCGTTCTCGGTGGATCCCGACGAAGGAAAGAACCAGCTAACCTCGTTAAATGCCGTATTGGTGGCACATCTGATCTTGGCAACCTGAGCGGTGTTCAGATTCTGGAAGATATAATCCCAGACGCTACACGGGATGACCTGAACCCCGCTCTGGCCCATTGTGAAGAAGTTATTGGTGCCGCACCAATAAACACTTCCTGAAATAACACCAGCCGCGTGCTGACCGATCAGGCCGCATCCGCTACCAACCCTGGTGAAGTTGAATACAACGGTACCGCCAACATACTGCATGACCCAGGCATCTATATCGGTCCAGATAACTCCGTAATTCGGGGCCTGGAGCCCTCCCATGATGAGGGAGCCGGTCGGGATGTGAAAGGAACCCGCTGTCGTTGCATTGGAGATGGTCCAGTTCGTATAATCGAGGGCATTGGACCAGCGGACCCTCAGATTATCTTGTACCCCTGAAGACTGAGTGGAGCGCCACGCCACCAGGATCTGCTGCGGCTGAGAGATAAAGATGCCGCCGTTGAAGAACGGTGCAGTTGCAACGACTTGGGCAGTCGAGAAGCCGCTCTGCGGAGACCAAGTATAGATCGGCCCATCAGTTGGGCACGCCAGGAGTATCTCACCCCAGTTATCCTGGCTCCAGTCCGTAGCGGTAATCGGTGTCCCAGTGGCTCCAGCAAACCCACCACCTCCACCACCAAACCCACCAGATCCAAATCCACCAGCACCGAAACCAGTTCCAGTAGCCGCAGGGCCAATTGTGATGAAGTATTCGTATTGAGCTAACCCACCGTTCATGGTGGAAACCAGGGTAGTGCTGGCCTGCGTATTTGCAACGATTGTAAAGTTTGTCGAGTCGAGGACAGAATTGATGTTGTATGGCCCAGAAATCGTTAGATTCCCTATCGTTGTAGGGGCAATGAATTGCTGCTGGATGCCTGGGGTAGCGGTAAATCCATTGTTTGGAATAGATACCGTAACGGTCGGAGATCCGGAAGAAACCGAGAATGTCGGCAACACACCGCTGGTAACGATGGTTGTGGCCGCAATTACGCTGGATGTGATCGTGTATGAGCCGGTGCTAAGGACCGACGCGATCTGATAAGCGCCATTGAGGAATAGATTGCCTATAGATACCGGCGTATTGAAGTATACCGAATTGTAGACGGTTGGACCGCTATTTGGATCAAAGACACTAACCGCGTAGCTTCCGCTTGAGATGGAAAGACTGACGGATGGATTCGTTGTCAGGATCTGTGGCGTTAGATCAGTTACCAACCCGCTTGTTGCCACCATCAGATTCTGCGTTGCGGCAATCCCAAGATGTTGGCTACCGGCGACATCCTGCCAAGCGTGCAGGTCTTTTACGGTCGATGGGATCAAGGTCGCCAGATACTGCGTCCAGCCGCCATAGGTCTCGACAAGATCCCCCTTGAATCGGATCAACTGAGACTGGGAAATCCCAGCCTCGTTGAGCGAAGGAGTCTTTTCGAGATCGACCGTAGGCCGCAGCAGCATGGCCGCCATTGGCATGGATCAGTTCCTCTTCCCAGCCGGTGCCGGGGCTTGGGATGTCCACCCATCACTCTCCCATTTGGCGCGAGCCTGCTCCATTCCAGCCGACTGGAATAGAGTCTTGTATTGCGACTCCCACGAAGCTCCGGCCTGCGGATTGTCGGTCATCCCGCCGAAATCGCGCATGTAGCCAAAGCCGAAGACCATCGAGGCGGCGATCAGTAGATCTGGGCAATACTGCGTCAGGAAGGTGCTGGAGTTGGCGCTGCTCAAGGCGGCTGGACGCTGGATGCCAATCACCTCCGTTGCATAGGCGGCGTCCGGGGCTGGGCCAAGAAGAACGGTCGTTGGTGATCGCATCGCATACATCGACGGAACGCTTGTGGCGGTCTGACCTGAGGGCCAGAAGGCATCCATGACTTCAGGAGAAACCGGAGTCAGCGGGACTCTCGTTCCATTAGATGAAGTCGTGCCGACCGGCGTGATGATGTTGAAGCTATCGATAGTGATGAAAGTGCCAATTCCTGTAGGCGGGGTAAAATCTCTATTGCCGGATGAGACTGACGCTGTTGCATCCGTTACCTGGGAATAAAGAGGATCAAGCTCACGGTAGATTCTCTGCTCCGCATAGTCGATCATGCCAGGAAGCATCGTCTGGAAATTGGCATCCGTGGAGCCGATAACCAGAAGATTCGATACCTGTGCGACATAAGTGGCGTAATTCAAGCTCACGGCGATCCTCCAGTCGCTATCTCGCCGGTCTGGGCGACATTGAATTGAACCTGAGCGATAGACACGTAATTCAATCCATCGCCGAGAATCGCTACGCGATGGAATTGCTCGCTGCCCCCGGTGCAGGTGCCGGTGATGGTTTCTCCAGCCGTTCCAGCCGTGGTCCCGCTCGATATCGTGGTCCAGGCTCCATAGAGCGAGGTATCGACCGGAGACGATTGGATCAGGTAATCAGTCGGAGTCGTACCCAGGAACGATCTGTCATTCGGAGCGGTGATGGTAAAGCTTGTCAGGGAATGACGGATAACCGGAGGCAGTAGATCGGAATTACCGCCAAGATCTGCGGCATTCGCCCCGCTCCAGTTGATACCGACATAGTTGCTGTAGCTGGAATTCGACAGCGTATTGGATGCGCTCTGCCATGACGGCTTGTATGGATTGCCGTCGAAGGCGGCATTGAGTCCTCCGCCACCGAGAAGATTGCCGATTCTGCCGCCAACAGTCTGAGATATTGGGGTGACTGTATTGGAGATAGCACTATATCCAAGTGCCGACATTGGATTGTCGGCGTTGATGTAATCCTCCGGTCTCGCATTCATGATTGGAACCGGGTCCATCGGGATGATGATGGTCCGCAATTGCTCCTGAGGAATGTCGAGGCAAGTCTCGCAAACCAGAAAGCGAATATTCTGAAGTTTGGTGCCACGCCACTGGTACTGCCAAGTCAGATCGTCATGATTGTACATGAACCCGCAACGGTCGCAGATGGCCAGCGCCCTTGGGTAGATCTGACTGATATTGGCGCGGCCATGCTGTCTCATCGAACGAAGTATCCACCCAAACCTGGGGTTATGTTGAGTGCGACATTTTCCACATTTTGACTTGCTGCGATGGTCCAAGCCTCGTCTGCATCCATCTTCCGAATCTGCTCAAGCTGCGGCTGGTAGATTCGCGCTAGCCTGTGGGCCAGCCCGGCCACCAAGGCATCCAGCCATAGATACGGGACTTCGACGTTAACGCCGCTTGGAAGCGTGGCATCCTGGATCTGTCTGACGCGGTAATAATTGATCGTATACGGCCCATTGCCATCGGGGGTCAGATAGAGCGTGATCGTCGGCGATATGGTTCGGTTGAACCAGAAGGTGGTCGGAGTGCCCTGCGATGCCTTGTTGGCAATCGCGGCGTATTCGGTCTGGCTCAGTGGCCAGATCAATCGGTCGATCCTTGAGGTGCCTGACCCGGTGCTGAGGTAGGCATTGGTGATCATCACTGTTTCGGCAGGAAGGGAATAAGTCGCAGTGCCCTGTGTGACCGGCAGGGATTGCAAATCCACTGACCATAGGTTCGGCTGCATGTTGGACATTTTAGCCAACAGAAGGTTTAGTTCCATCACCCCGGTCTGGACATGGGTGGTCAATAACTCGGTCGGGCGGATAGCTATCCTCTGATAGGCATTCATGATGATTTCGCCCCCGCTGGGAGCAAAATTGTAGCTGCCTGAGTAGGTCTGTGCTGTGCTGAAAATAGCCGCCTCCTACAGAGTCGATTGGCGTTGAAGCACGCGGATCTGCCCGGTCGCCTGAATCTCAGTGCTTCCCGTCATCGTTACTTGCCATGTTGCCAGACCCAAGGCAGCAGAAGTCGATGACCATGTGCCCGTGAAGAAACTATTGCTTTCTGACAAAGTAATCGTCTCAGATGCCGAAGCATTAGACGTATTCGTGTAGGTAATTGTCATATTCGTGGTCGATGGAACCGTCAAAGCTCCAGACGAGCTAAGAAACTGCAAGGTAAAGTTCGCAGTATTTCCTGTCTCCAGATTGATCGGACCGCTGTTGTAAACTACAGTCATTAGCTCTCTACGATGCTGATCCCATCGCCACCTGGGCCTGATTCGACGACAGAGACGCTGGCCTGACCGCCGGAGGTCGTTGAACTTCCTCCACTATATACGTTTATAGCGCCCAAGAATACATCGGTGTTGGTTTCCGTGGCCGCCATTACTCCGGTCACGTTCGGTGTAGGCAGTATCCTTGGATGATAGGCCAGGAATTGCTGGAGGTCGGGTCTGAGCCCTTGTTTGAAGCGCACCGGCTCCGAGAATGGACGATACCAATCAACATCCATATCCTCCGGGAATTCAGTTTCATAGAAGAAGAAAGCTTGATTGGCGGCCCCAAGTCCTGGCTTTTGCCGAACCGGCTCAGACCACCAATTATACCAGCCCTCCAGTTGCCTTGCTGGATTCGGTATCCAGCTTGGGTCCATCGTATAAGATTGCTGAAGGGCCGCGTTCAGGCCGGGTTTTATGCGGACTGGTTCGGACCATCGATAAAGCCACGGGGCCGCGTTGGATTGTCCGGGCTGAACAGATTGAGCAGGTGGCTCAGCTTTTTGCTGGTATTGAGTAAGAATCCGGGTCGGCATCTCAATAATCCGCCGTCATGCGCGGCCAGAGCCGTGTGCGAACTTCTGGGATTTCCGCGTCCCATCCCTGAAATATCGTGTTGATTAGAACGACGATGCCTTGAGCGCCTACAGTAGAGTTGCCGTTTGCAGTGCCTGTCCCTCGGCCAGCGCCGCCTGCGCCATACAAGCCAGCCGCGCCTCCATTCGCGCCGTTGCCTGAGCCGTTGTCTCCACCACCGCCCCCACCTCCACCACCAGACCCATGCG